GGGACCTCTCTGAGAGATAAAAACCGATACAACCAATGATGAAGAGGGTCACGGCTGCGACGATGGCGACGGTGGCGTCAGGCATTTGCTGTCCTCCCACGGCTACTTATTGACGATGAGGGTCAGTCCAAAATCGTCCGCGATGCGCTCCAGCGTCGGCCGCAGAGCATTACGCGTCGCCGCTCCGGCCTCACCCCGAGCGACTAGACGATCCGACCCCGTTAGATCGATATACAGCGATCGATACCCCAGTCCCCCGTTCCATTTTTTTCCGCCGTTACTGGAGGTGGTCTCGATGTATATACGCCGTCCCTCCCAGATACGCACCGCGCGGACGCCAGCATAGGTGGGCAGCGTGTCGAGCATCTGTGCACTAGTTGTCTTTGCCATCGGGTATCTCCTCTTGAGTCTTAGCTAGTCAGCTACTGGATCGAAACAAAGTCTGCCCAGCATTCCCACCCAGGTTCGACCTTCTTCTGGCCGCGCTCGATTTCGTTGATTGCGTCTTTGGCTTCTCGCTGGGTCCGATATCCAGGGCCGCGTCGATCTTGGATGTTACTTCTGACCCCATCGCTATCGTAGGACTCGATCCGGTCGATATACCAGCGATCTAGGCGGTCATCTGTCGTCCCCGAATACGCTCCGCGACTTAGGGTGTAGCCCTTGTAGGTTTTTTCTGTCTTTGTCATTTGCATCCCCTCTAGAGTTACGATATCTGCATTAACCATACAAGTATTATACAGTGTTTCGAGTATATGTAAAGACTTTTTTTTGGCCTGTAGTTATTGACGCTGGTATAGGATCCGGCGATAATCCACTTATGTCCGATGCTGCGGCGCTGGCGGACATCGACGGCCTCTTGAGCCTTGAGGCCGAGCTCGGCCGGCGGAGTCTGCACGACTATCTCCGAGGCATGTGGCCGACCATCGAGCCGTCGACACCGTTCCAAGATAACTGGCATTTGGGAGCCATCTGCGAGCACGAGCAAGCGGTCCTTGACTACCAGATCCCGAAGCTCTGCATCTGCGTTTGCCCTCGGTCTGGGAAGTCGATCACGACCTCGGTCGCGTTTCCGACGTGGGCCTGGACGCGCGATCCCTCGGTGCGGTTCCTGTTCTCCAGTTACAGCTCCGACCTGTCGCTTGAGTTTGCGACGACCGCGCGCCGGGTGATCGACAGTCAGTGGTATCAATCACGGTGGGGCGTGAGTCTCGCTATCGACCAGTCGACGAAATCCTATTACTCGAACACCGCCGGCGGCTACCGGATCTCGACGAGCGTCGGAGGCAGCGCGACGGGAAAAGGTGGCGACGTGTTGGTCATCGACGACCCGCACAACCTCAAGCTGATTGCGAGCGACGTGGTGCGCGCGGCGGATCTGTCGTGGTTTACGAAGGTCTGGAGCAGCCGGCAGAATCATCCGCGCCACGGACGGCAAGTGGTCATCATGCAGCGTGGCCATGAAGATGATCTGGTGTCGCTCCTGCTCGACCAGGGCGACTGGACGTTCCTCAAACTGCCGACCGAATATATCCCGCGCCAGTGGACCTCACCCATCGGGTGGTCGGACCCGCGCACGACGGCGGGCGAACTCCTCCACCCGGCGCGCGTCGGACCGACAGAAGTGGAAACCATTAAGCGTGAGCTCGGGCCGGTCGATTATTCGTGCCAGCACGCGCAGGAACCACTGCCCGAGATTGGCGGCATGTTTGAAAGGGGCTGGTTCGAGATCATCCCGACACGCGACCCAGACCCGCTGATGCGTGTGCGGTTCTGGGATGCCGCTGGGAGTGAAACGGAACGATCTCCGTATACCGCCGGCGTGCTGATGGCCGAAACACGCGACGGGAAGTTCATTATCGAAGATGTGCGCCGCGCCCGGCTCACGGCGGCAAAGGTGGATCGCTGGATGCTCGACACGGCCCGCGAAGATGGCGTCGGCGTTGACATCGCCGAAGAGCAGGAGCCAGGCAGCGCGGGAAAGTCGGTGATCGCGTCTCACCGCACGCTCCTCGCCGGGTTTTCCTATACCGGCATCCCGGCCAGTGGTGATAAGGTAACCCGATGGAAACCGCTCGCCAGTCAAGCGCGCCCGGCGCTGAAAGAAGCGTTCGGAAAGGTGCAGCTCGTCGAGGGGGCGTGGAATAAAGAGTTCCTGGACGAAGTGGTCGCCAATAAACGTAGCAAGTTCAAGGACCAGCTCGACGCCGCCGCCGGCGCGCTGCATCAGCTCCGCGTGGCCCCGAAACCTGTGCGACAAGTCCGGGCGTGGTGGGGGTAGCTAGTGGCAGAACTCAAGGCGAAGGCGCGGAAGCGCTCCGCGACGATTGTGCAGAAAACGAACGGCGGGAAGCGCTACCGCTTCCCGATGCCGGACAAAGCGCACGCCCGCAACGCGCTCGCGCGACTCGGGCAAGCCAAGAACCTCACCGCGGCGGAGCGGAAAAAGATCCGCACGCGCGCGAATAAAATCCTGGAGAGATAACCGGTGCCAGTCAATACTCCGCGAACGGATTACGACGCCGCGGCGTCGATTTGGGAGCAGATGCGCGCGGTCTACAGTGGCCGCGCGGCGGTGATCAAAGCCGGCGAGAAATACACCCCGAAACTGCCGGCGGCGTCCCCGGCGGCGCAGGATGCCTATCTCAATCGCGGGAACTTCTACAACGCCCTCCGGCGCACCGTGACGGGCCTCGTCGGGGGTATTTACCAAAAAGCTCCGCGCTTCGATGTCCCGGCACGCGCTCGACCGTGGCTCGACGACATCACGCTCACCCATATTCCGATGGGGGCGTTCGCGCTCGAAGCTACCTCGGAAGTGTTACTGATGGCGAGGTTCGGCGTGCTCGTGGAAATGGCCAGCTCGACACCCTACGGCGAGACGCGCCCGTATCTCGTGAGCTTCACGGCGGAGAATATTATCAACTGGCGCACGTCCAATCTTGGCGGCGATGACGTGCTCACGCTCGTCGTGCTCCGCGAGACACCGACCGTCCTCGACGACAAAGACCCGTTCCAGGTCAAGCCTATCGAGCAGTATCGCGTCTTGAGTCTCGACGAAGACCTGCGCTACACCCAACAGCTCTGGCGGCGTCCTGACCAGTCGGGTGACTTCGCGCCCTACGGGGAGGCCGTGATCCCGCTCCGCCGTGGGGAGCCGCTGAACTTCATCCCGTTCACCTTTTTTGCGCCGTCTTACTGCACACCGGACATTAAAGATCCACCGCTCGTCGACTTGGCGAATATCTCGCTCGCGCACTGGCGGAACTCCTGCGACCACGAGCAAGGGCTGCACCTCGTCGCGCTCCCGACGCCCTACGTGTCCGGGATGAAAGGCGGCGGTGACGATTCAATCCTCCAGATCGGCCCCTCCACGGTCTGGATGCTCGACAAAGACGGCAAGGCCGGCATGGTCGAGTTCACGGGCGCGGGGATGAAGTCGCTCGAAACGGCCCTCGAACAGAAGCAGCACCAGATGGCGACGTTAGGGGCTAAGCTCCTCGAAGAGCAGCCGACGCTTGCGGCGGAAACCGCGACGGCGGTCCTCGCGCGGCACGCCGGCGAGCACGCCACGCTTCGCACGGTGGCCGAGGCGATGCAGCAAAGCCTTCGGCAGATTCTCCAGACGATGTCGTGGTGGGACGGGCTGGAGTCGCGGCCCCTCGATGTCCCGGTCGAAGTGACACTCAACACCGATTTCTTGCAGGTGAAGGCGCAGCCGCAGGAAATTCAGACGGCGTTGATGACGTTGCAAGCCGGCGAGATCAGCTACCAGACCTTCTGGAACCTGCTCACAGAAGGCGGATGGGCGCGGAATAACGTCTCTGCTGACGAAGAGCGCCGCGAGATCAGCCGCGAACCGGACCAGCTCCCGCCGCCGACTGAGGAAGTGATCAAGGTCGAGCGATGAGCCACACGGAGGATCACCGGGAACTCACCGACCTGGCCGACACCTACGAGCCAAAACTGCAAGCGCAGTTCGAGCGCGCCGCCAGAACACTCCAGGCCGGGGTTAACCTTGACCGCCTGACCCTCGCGCTGGCCGATGGCGACCCGGACAAAGCGTTCCGGGCCGTGCTGACGAAAACCCGCCTCGACGACGCGATGAATCCGCTAGAAAAGACGATCCGAGACACGCTGATCCCACGCGGCGGGAGGCTTGGTGCCAGAATCCTCAATCAGCGATAAACCTCTCGGGTTCGCGTTCAACGCCAAGAACCGCGAAGCGCAGAGGATCGCGCGGGATTATGGTGCGGCGCAGATTGACCTTATTGATACGGAAACCAAGCAAGCGGTGCGGACCATCATCCAGTGGTCGATCCGTGAGGGGATCGCGCCACGCGATGCGGCGAAACTCATCAAAAAGTCCGTAGGACTCAACCGGCCGCAAATTCTGGCCTTGATCGACTATGATCGCCGATTGCCTCCCGAGATGCCGCCCGCTGTGCGGGCGAAAGCCGTCGGGAAATATCGAGGGACACTCGTAAGACGCCGGGCCCTGATGATCGCGCGGACGGAAGTGATCGACGCCCTCAACCTCGGCGCGGAAGTGGCGTGGAAGCAGGCGCAGGGCCAGGGGCTTCTCGGGACAGATGCCAAGAAGGAATGGCTCACCACGCCGGTCGGCGCGTGCAATGTCTGCCTGGCCTTGAATGGGAAGAGCGTGAAGATCGGCGCGCAGTTCCCCGGTGGTTTAAGCGGTCCCACGGCGCACCCGAACTGCCGATGCGGACTGGCTCCGGTGCCTTAATGATGATCTACCACGGAGATCATCGAAGAGTGCTCCGCGAGATCCCTGCAGAGTCTGTTTCCTGCGTAGTCACTTCACCGCCCTTCTGGACGGCTCATGGGGGTGATGAGTGGGGGGGCGAAAAGGATGCGCAGACCTACATCACGGGGATGGTGGCGCTTGGCACCGCGATCCATCGTGTTTTGCGGTGCAGCGGCACGCTCTGGCTGGTCTTAGGGGATCGCGTGCCCTGGGCAACGCTCGACGCCTTGACGGGTGAGGGTTGGCACGTTTCCAGCGTATCCGTGTGGGACATTCACGTTGTTGCCCAGCTCCATCGCACCGATGGGACAACGTCAGATGTCGTGACTCTGGGTGTGACGGACCCCTACGATGACGCGTTGACCGACCTCCCGTATGCACCACTCTCGCGACGGTTCATTCGGCAGTGCATCGAGCAGTGCACCGAAGAGGGCGATCTGGTGCTCGACCCGTGCTGCGGGACCGGGACCGTCGGCGTCGAGGCCGCGGCGCTCAAGCGGCGGTTCGTCGGGATTGAGATCAACCCGGCCTCGTGCGCCCTGGCGCGCGCCCGGACACATTGACAGGCTTTTCCCGCTCGCGTATCCTAGGAACGTCCGTGCTGAAGCCCGTTATTGATTCACTCGACCAAGTCCTGCCGGACCTGCGTCAGCATTACGTCTCCGACGGGGACACGTTCGTCCTCCAGCTCGACGGCGATCCGCACGGTTTTGTCAGTCGCAGCGCGCACGCCGAAACCGTGAACAAGGTGGCCGAGTTCCGCGATCACAATATCGAGCTCGAACAGGCGCTGGTGAAGAGCAAGGACGCGCTCCAGCGGTTCGAGTCGATTGACCCGGACGCCGCGCGGAACGCACTCGCGCAGGTCCAGGAACTCGGCAAAAAGGGCATCCGCAAAAGCGCCGATGTCGATACTGCCGTATCCTCGGCGCTCCAAAATTTCAAGGCCACGGAACTCGAACCCCTCCGGAAGCTGCTCACCGAGGAGCGCGAGGCGCGCGAACAAGCCGATCAACAAGTGGCACAGGCCGCGCTCAAGGGTGCCGTGTTGACCGCTTTCCGCGCCGCCGGGGGCCAGGATGCCGCGCTCGATTTCGTCGTCAATCGCGCGAAGGATGTCTTCTCGGTC